GCCTCGACCCCGACGCCTTCCGCATCGTCGGCAAAGTGTCCCAGTGGTCCAAGACACACCACGACAAGGAAGACACTTACAGTTTCTTCTTCACCTTTGAAGCCCTCACGGCTGGTGAAGAAGCTATTGACCTCCCTGCCCTCTACGCCGAGGCGAGACGAGCACCGCGAAAGCCCGTCAGGGCTACGGCCACAAGCCGAGTAACCATCGTCGCTCTGTCGGACGTTCAAGCGGGCAAGGTCGGATCCCGGGGTGGAACTCCGGAACTCGTGGACAGGCTCGCAGAAAAGCGGGCTGCTCTCGAGGCGCACCTACGCCGCGTCAAGCCGTCATCGACGGTACTTGCCGAGGTGGGCGACCTCTTCGAGGGCTTCGAGTCCGGGGGAAACCCGATCCGAACCAACGATCTCTCGTTGGCGCAGCAGATGGACCTCGCGGGGGTAGAGCTCTACAAGTTCATCGAAGTTATGCACCGCCACGGCCATGTCGACGTCGTCGCAGTCACCAGTAACCACACTGCCTGGCGTCAGGGGAAGGTCCAGTTGGGCCGGCCCGCTGACGACCTCGGACTGTTCGTTCACAAGCAGGTTGAGCGGGTCGCGCGAGCGGCCGGTATCGACGTGTCGTGGACGATCCCCGAGGAGTTCGACGAATCTGTGACATTTGATGTCAACGGAACCGTCCTCGGCGTGGTGCACGGTAACCAGTTCCCGGTCGTTCGGGCGCTGGACTGGTGGGCCAAGCAGGGGCACGGCGGACAGCCTGTCGGCGCTGCGGACATCCTCTTGTCCGGACACCACCATCACCTGCGTATCCAGCCCTCTGGGCGCAACCCGCGCACCGGCCGGGCAAAGTACTGGCTCCAGTGCCCGACTACCGACAACGGTTCGGACTGGTTCAGGAACGTCTCTGGCGATGACTCCGACCCCGGCATCCTCGTCTTCGACATCACGGACGACGGGTTCGACCTCCAGTCGCTCACTGTCCTATGACCACGGTGACGGCCGTGCGCACATGTCCTGTGTGCGCCGGCCCGATCCAGGGCCGTTCAGACAAGCGCCAGTGCTCTCCTGAGTGCAAGCGCGAGGCGAAGCGGGCCTACGATCGCGACCACCACGTGAAGAACCGGGACCGCAAGATCCAGGTCGCGTGTGAGTGGCAGCGTGTGAACGCCGAGCGGAAGCAGGCGTACGACGCTGAGTACCGGGAGCGGACGCGGGAGCGCCGGCTAGCGCTGAAGCGGGAGCACTCCCGCCGCGTGACTGCCGCCCACGACCCCGAACTGATGCTCAGTCGTCGTCTGTCTACTCGTGCTCGAGCGGCACGCCTTCGGGCGACGTCGTCGGCGGTAACTGTGCGGGACATCACGCGGCTGGCTCACCGCCAGCAGGGGCTCTGTGCATACTGCGGCAACCACATGGAGGCGCCGGAGATCGAGCACGTGCTGCCTATCGTCCGCGGTGGGCGGCACTCAATCGGGAACATCGTTCTAGCTTGCCGACCCTGCAACAGGGGCAAGTCGCACCGCACTGTCATGGAGTGGCGCGCAGGCAAGACGGTTCGCCGGTCCCTCTGGATCAAGCCCTAGGACAGGCGGTGTCGCCATGCTTGACGCGACTAGACGGTGTGACGGGAAAGAGTGCGGCGCCCAAGCGTACGTATTCGTCGAGATCGGTGAACACGAGCTCGGATACTGCGGACATCACGGCACGAAGTATTGGAAGCGGCTTCATGAGGTTGCTGACCGGGTGTTCGATTTCCGGTACCTGATCGCTGAGGAGTCCTGATGGACGGTCTGCGGCTGTGGGTTGATGACGAGCGCGACGCTCCTGACGGATTCCAACGAGCATGGACGAGTGACGAGGCGATCCTGCATCTACTCGCCCATGCCGCTTCCCCCATTGCTGAGGTCAGTCTGGATCACGACCTCGGCGGCGACGACACGGGGATGAAGGTTCTCGACTGGATGATCACCAATGATGTCTGGCCGGCCGAGCTGACGATCCACACGGCGAACCCGCCAGCCCGGAAGCGGATGCTGCAAGCCGCGAACGCTGAGGCTCCCGCAGCAACGTCTATCAGCTGGATTATCCGCTGATGTGCCGGTGTGACACGGACGAGTGCTGTGACCTTCGGGCCGAGTACATCGACTCACGGATCGGCCGTCTCGTGAGTGAGCAAGCCGACCCGCCTACTGAGAGCGAGACATGATGTGTTGCTGCAACTGCGATAAGGCCCAGACAGTCACGTTCACCATGCACCAGCCCGAGGGTCTGGACGAAGCCGCGATCCGCAGGCATGCAGCGTCGCTCATCGAGCGCGACGAACTGGAGCGGCGCCTCGCGATTCGGAGATGGTGAACAAGGGTTCGTAGTAGCCGGTTCTCCAAACCAGGAACCCCGAGAGACCCACGACGCCTGATGGCGCGGTTGTAGCTGTTAGGGAGAACCACCATGCCCGAGGAAACCTGCACGGTCACACTCGTCCTCGATTACGACTCACTCGACTGCTACCTCACCGCGGGTCACGCCGGCCCGCATAAGGGTGTTGGTGAGGGTGGCCGGTTCTTCTGGGCCTACGACCGATGAGCGCTTACGACGACCTGTGTGCAGCGGTCCGCACCTACTACGAGAAAGTCGAACCCGACTCGTACGTAGAAGCCTGGTGCCTCATCGCCCACCGACTCTCACCCGAACTCGAGCAGGACGGGCAATCCACGGTAGGTGGGTTGTCGTCCCCCGAAATGTCATGGGTGATGAAGCGTGGCCTGTTGGATGTGGCACTCACTGAGGACCGGCAATCAGCAACAGTCCCGGAAGATGACGACTGATCTGAGGGGGTTCTCGTCTATCTCGTCGCGGTGACGACGCAAACCACACCACGGGGCTGACAGGAAAGCCCGACACCCGAAGATGCCGTATCCACTCGGCGCCTTGTTAGGTCTTCGGTGGTCGGATACACGCGGTTCGACTCCGCGCAGCTCCACACAATTCCCTTCGACACTGACCTACGTACGGGCGAAGTGCTCGGGCGCAAAGGGCTCCGGGATCAACCCGGCACGGATCAAACGATCCTCCGCAAGAGCCGCCCTGAACTGCTCCCCAATCCGCTTAGCGAGCGCAGCATCACTAGCACTCAAGTTCAGATCGGTCCCCTTGAAACCCCTCATGGTCCCCTCCATTGGTCGGATTAGCGAAGCCTAGCGGCAAGGGGGCAGGACATGGCGACCTACTTCACGTATCTACCGGACATGACGGGCGTGGCAAAGGGGGAATCCACATGGCATCCCCAAGACCAGACGCCAACGGACACAGGCGCAGGCAACTCCGACTGAGGGTGCTCTCAGAAGAGACCCGGTGTGCCCTCTGCGACAAGCCCGTAGATAAGGCCCTCGGAATGAAGACCGGGGAGCATGGCCCCAAGTGTGGGGAAGGGCAGTGCGCAGGGTGCATACCTCATCCGCTCAGGCCAGAGGTTGACGAAGACCTACCACGCAGTCGTGGTGGCTCACCGTATGACCGCAACAACTGCCGCCTCATGCATCGCAAGTGCAACAGGTGGAAGTCAGACATGACGCTGGCCGAAGCACGCAAGAAACTTCACGGCACTACAGGACCAGCAGCACCAGTCAAGGCGTCGCCTATCTGGTGAACAACCTCCGTTCAGGCACCCAACCCCTCCACCCCCAGGGGCGGGGTCACGGCTACCCCGAGGTACTGCGCTGATACCCCCCCGGCTCTCAGGACGTTCTGAGGGCACGTAAAACCCCCGCGTGGACTGGCATCCACCGGGGGCATGACCGACTGATTAGGAGTCGATGTGCCTCATTCTACCTATGTCAGCCCCAGTCGCGCCGATTCCTGCGCTGGATGTGGAGCGACCGTTCAGCGTTCGCACACGAGTGCGCCGGACATCTACTGCCGACCGTGCCGTTCTGCGGGCCTGGCGCCGTCGAAGATCAGCCATGGGACCAGCAAGCGCTACAGGTACGGATGCCGGTGTGATGTCTGCGTGGAGTACCAGCGCAGCGCCGCTAGGGAATGGCGCGAGCGCCGCGCTCAGGCTGGCGTGCCCGTCCAGAACGGTGAACGCCGCGTCCCCGCCACCTGCATTCAGTGTGGCGCGGCATTTGAGGCACGGGTGGACAACGTGCGCGCCGGCAATGGCAAACTTTGTTCCCGTGCTTGTCAAGGCGTACGTAGACGCGTAGACCCGACACGGCCCAAGAAGAAGCCCCGCAAGACTCCCGCCCAGCACTTCAGGGCACGCGCTGAACGCCTCGCGGCATCAGCGGCGCGGGGGACCACGGGTGGCGATCTCGTCTGGGTTCAGGGTGACTGCGCTGTATGCGGGGAAAGCTTCACGTCTCGCGGCGCGGCATCCCGATACTGTTCGCACGAGTGCCGCCGGAAGAACCGCAGCCGCAGCTTCGGCCTGTCGTGGATGGATCGCATGGCGATCTTCGCGCGCGACGATTGGAACTGCCATCTGTGCGGAGTCGCCGTGGATTACCTCGCTGACCCGATCTCGGACCTGTACCCGTCGCTCGATCATCTGACACCCCAGTCCAAGGGCGGATCGCACGACCTCGCGAACCTGGCGACGGCTCACCGGATCTGCAACTCGATCCGACGCGACCGCTCCGTGGAAGAGGCCCGATTGGAGCTCGTACATGGCTGAAACCCGCATCGACCACCTGCGGTGGCTCCTCACATTCACGCGTGACTCGCTCCTAGAGGCACCTATCGATAAGCGCTCGCCCCTAATCGCGCAGATGCGCGCGGTTCTCCTCGAGCTTGCCGAGTTGGGCGCGGATGTGCCGGCTGAGGTGGAGAGGAACGGTCTCCTTGACTTCCAAAACGCTCTTGCCGAGCGACAGTCAGCGACCAAGGGTTCACGTCGCGCCACGCGCGGATAAGACAGACGGAGACCTTGCAGCGAAGTTCGCCGCGGACTACGAGCTCGAGCCTGACGAGTGGCAGCGGCTTGTCCTCGATGACTGGCTCCGATTCAAGTCAGACAAATATGCATCCCTTACGTGTGGCCTTGCGGTGCCTCGACAGAATGGCAAGAACGCGCTCCTCGAGATCCGCGAACTGTACGGCATGGTTGGGCGCGGGGAGAAGATCCTGCACACCGCACATGAGGTCAAGACGGCGCAGAAGCACTTCCGGCGACTCAAGTTCTTCTTCGGTCAGAAGGCCGATGATCCGAGCGCGAAGTTCCCGGAGCTGAATGCCCTCGTGGAGAACGTGCGTTCAGTGAATGGGCAAGAGGCGATCTTCCTCAAGGCGGGTGGCTCGATCGAGGTTGTGGCGCGGTCGAAGAATTCCGGCCGTGGCTTCACCGTCGATGTGCTCGTGATGGACGAGGCGCAGGAGATGTCCGAGGACGCGCTAGAGGCGCTGATGCCGACGACCTCGGCTGCTCCTCTCGGCAATCCACAGTGGATCTTCACGGGCACCCCTCCCGGCCCGTCTGCGATGGGCGAGGTATTTACCCGCGTGCGTGCTGAGGCTCTGGGCGATAAGCCTGGGCGTCTGGCGTGGCATGAGTGGTCGGCCTCGGGCGAATACAGCCTGGATGACCTCGCGCTATGGCGTGCGACAAACCCCGGACTCGACTCGGGCCGTTTGCAGTTCGAGGTGATCGAGGGTGAGCGGTCGCGCTTCTCGGACGGCGGCTTCGCACGTGAGCGCCTGGGCGTCTGGGCCGAGGATTCAAGCATCAGTGGCCCGATGGTGGAGCTGTGGAGTGACCTTGCTGTTGACGAAGCCCCTGCGGGTGATCTCGGCGCTTTCGCTGTGGCGTTCTCGGCCGATGGGATGCGTTACTCCGTAGCAGGCGCGCTGACTCACGGCGATAACGCGCATGTGGAGCTCATCAGCGCTGACGTGGGGTCGGTTGATGCCGGGCTTGCGCCTCTGGCGGATTGGTTCACGGAGCGGGTCGGTGGGGTTTCCCGGTGGCGTCGAGTGGAGTCGATCGTGATTTCGGGGCGTGCTGGCGCGGCCGTGCTGGCGCAACTCCTCAAAGAGCGTGGCGTTTCTGAGCGCCGAATCGTCCTGCCGTCCACCGGCCAGTACTTCGAGGCGTGCGGCGCGCTGCTCGAGCGGTGCAGGCAGGGCACTATCTCCCACCTCAGCACGGGGCAGGAGCGGCTAGACGAGTCCGTGCTGGGCGCGGTTCAGAAGCAACGCACGCGTGATGGTGCGTGGGGTTGGGAAGTACCCGGTGGGGACGAAACACCGGTTGAGGCAGTGAGTTTGGCGCTACTCGGCGCGCGGACTTCGCGTCGGGGCACTCCCCGTCGCATCTACTAAGGGGGTTTGCATGGCCGTTACGCCTGCTGAATGGCTCCCGGTATTGGCTAAGCGGCTCGATGACCGGCGTGCGCGGGTTGATCTGCTGATGTCGTATGTGACGGGCGATGCACCACTGCCGGAGATGAATCGGGCGACCAGGGAGGCGTGGCAGAGGTTCCAGCGTGAAGCTCGGACGTCGTTCGGGCTGCTCGTGGTCGAAGCGTTGACTGATCGGTTCGTGCCGAACGGTGTGCGCGTCGGCGGCGATGACGTGTCCGAAGCGACGGTTGCCGCACGTCGAATCTTCCGGGACAACCGACTGTCGGTCGTGTTCCCGGATGCCGCGCGTGATGCTTTCACATGCTCTGTCGGGTATCTGATCGTGGGTGAGGACGCGGGTAAGGCGGTCATCACGGCGGAGTCGCCGGAGTACGTTACGACGGCGCCGGACCCTCTGCGCCCGTGGGTGTCGCGCGCGGCGATCAAGGTTTGGCGTGATGAGGATTTGAGGTTCGACTTCGCGTTTGTGTGGGCGAATGGTGAGCGGCAGAAGTTCGCCCGTCCGGTCAATGACCAGAACATGCGGCCGTGGCGGAGCGCCGCGGATGGCACGTGGACTGCTATCGGTGCCCCTCAGCCCTACGTGGGCAACGTTCCTGTCTTCGCCCTTGAGAACAAGGGCGGTGTGGGCGAGTTCGAGCCCCACATTGACATCCTGAACCGCATCAACCGCAACCTGCTTCAGCGGCTTACCACTGTGGCGATGCAGGCGTTCAAGCAGCGCATGGTTGAGGGCGGGTTGCCCGCGGATGACGGCGCCGGGAACGCGGTGAACTGGGCTCAGGTGTTCGAGCCTTCGCCTGGTGCGCTGTGGGATCTTCCCGAAGGTATCAAGGTCAGCGAGCTCGCGGATGGTTCCGCTGGGATCATGGCGATGCTTCAGGCTGAGGATGCGGATCTTCGCGCGTTCGCTGCGGTGACTCAGACGCCTCTCCCGATGCTGATGCCTGACGGTGCGAACCAGTCTGCGGAGGGCGCTCAGTTCTCTCGTGAAGGCTTGGTGCTGAAGGCTGAGGATCGGGTGGACCGGTTCAAGCCGGCGCTCGCTCTGGCGCTCGTGTACGCACTCCGTATCGAAGGCATCAAGGATGTCGATGACGTGGAGGTTCTGTTCGAGCCTGCGGCTTACGTGACTCTCTCGGAGAAGTACGCGGCGGCGGCGCAGGCTTCCGGGCTTCTCGCGATCCGCACGATTCAGCGGCAGA